AGGACAAATAATGTACGAATTAAAAATAAATAAAGATTTAAAAACTATCTTAAATAAATGTAAAGCTGATACAAATCATCTTGGTATAGATATGGACTTTAGCTATGATTCAGTTCAAAATTACATTGATGATGTTGATTTTTATTTTTCTGGATATATTGAAGAAGGTTGTACAAGAGATATAAATGAATCTAAAGAAAGTTTAGATTTTTACTCTCAAACAATAAAGAAAACAAATCCAAAAGAATATGCTCGACAAGTTGAATCGCATAAAGAATTGATGTACGAGTACAAAGAAACAAAAAAACATTTAGCTGAATTAAGAAGATTGTACAAGCAGCTAAAGGAGGACAAATAATGAACGGATTAGATTTATTAATAGGAATGGCTATCGTTAGTTCGGTAGCCTTTATTCTAGGCAAGATTTCATTGCTTAAACAAGATAGACAGTTTTGGAAAGATAGCTGTTATATAGCGATGGAAAAGTACAATAATCTTTTAGTTGAAAAACAAATGGGTGAAACGATAGAAAAGGTTTTTAAAAATAATAAATTAAACGTAAACTAAAATATGATTTGGAGGACAATCATTAATAATTTGGGCCGCACATATCTTACCTCACTTACCATAGGTATGTCCTCCTACAAAGTGTGTGGCCCAATAAACTTGGAGGAACAATGGACATAAATAAACAACTTAAAGAAAATTACAACCTTACTAAAGATGCTTTTTGGCAGTTGCGCGATAAATGGATTATAACGCACGATGCTGTGATGATCATAGCAGAGCAAGAAGGTATTGAATTTGACATACCAGAAATTAAGATATTAGATGAACGTCACATTATGATGCACGGTAAAGCACGTCTTGGTGATAAAGAAGAATGGACAACTGGAGAAGCTAACCTTGCTAACAACTGTAAAGCACCGTATCCATTTGCTATGGCTGAAAAACGCTGGAAGGATCGCATTACTTTGATGTTGATTGGTGTATATCATTTAGGCGTATATTCTGAAGATGAAGCAGACTCATTTCAAAAAGAAGAAGGAATGACCGCTGCTCAATATAGAACTATAAACAACTATTTAGAAAAAAATGAATATGAAGAAGATGTTGTCACAAAGACTTTGGATTTTTTAGATAATGACGAATCAACAATGGTGGAAGCACAAGCATACATTAAACGCCTCAAAGAACTCGCAGGATTGGAAGGATAAAGAAAAAGAATGGTACGAACTAATAGAAAAATTTGCGATTGCTCAAAATCTGATGGGAGTAAAAAAGACTCTGGACATAAAACTAAGGATAATGGACAGCAAACCGAGTGTAAATTATTTATCGGTTCAACAGATGAAAAAACTATTAAACGCATTAAGAAAAGAGTACAAAAATGACTTATAAAATATTTTATTTTACTAAGGAAGATATTGAGCCTATTGTATTTATTGTGCCACAGACAGAATTGCATACAGATGTTTTTCAAAAAACATATATATATTATGAAAAACAAGGCTTTGAAGTAACAGAAGTTAAAAAAGCGATGAAAGACATAAAGCAACCACATCCTTTAACTGGAGAAGCTGTTTGACTGGATGGATCAAACTTCACCGCGATATACGCGATCATTGGATATGGCAAAATCCTATATACTACAGAGCGTGGTCTGATATGATAATGGAAGCCAACCACCAGACAAAAAGTAGGTTATATAATGGTAATTTAGTTATTATTAAACGTGGTCAAATTGTAGGTAGTTTACAGTCGTATGGACACAGATGGAATATGTCGGTTTCACAAGTAAGACATTTTCTTGATTTATTAGAACAAGACAAAATGATTAGCAAGAAAACAGCACAAGGTTTCACACACTTAACTATCTGTAATTACGACACTTACCAGAGTCTGCAACAAGCTGACAACACACAGAACGCACACTCATCGCAAGCTCACCGCAAGCTCACCGCAACACCTAAAGAATTAAAGAATGTTAAGAATGAAAAGAATATATATAGTAAGCAACAACAAATAGATACAATTAAAAATTCTTTAAATGAATATAAAATACAGTTTCCAACAAAAGATGTAGAAGGTCAGTTTGATTTCTTTTGTGATTATTTAGATAGTAAAGATAAACGATATAAGAATTATTCAGCAGGTTTTAAAAACTGGCTTCGCAGATCAAATGATGTAATATCTAAAAAAAATAAAGATATAAAAGTAACGTGTCCAAGTGAACACGAATATAAAATAATTGAAAAAGGAGTATATACAGTATGTCAGACGTGTTTCCAGCAGATGATACCAGTAGAACAAGTACAAATGAAAAAAATGGCTTAACTATTTTGGAAGCAGTAGCGCAGGGTGAATATGGTCGTGAAACAATGTCGCAGCAATCGCGCAAAGATAAAAACATATCCTATAAACAAAAAATGTCATATTGTTTAGAATGTAAAAGAGTATGGCAAGCTGGTTTGATTAGAGGTGAAATTGATTATTATAAAAATATACCGACATATAAAAAAAAGAGAGAGGTATGTCCATTATGCAAAACAGACAATTAATGAAATCTATGCGTAAAAATAAATGGTTGAAGGCTATTAAAGACGGTAAACCAGAATGGTATGTTAGAGAGCTTAAAAAACTTTACAATGAGTTAAGAAATGGCAAAAAAACCAAGTCGAAAAACATTAGTTCGTAATCTTGACAAATATCTATCTTTATATATTCGTCAGCGCGACAAATACTGCGTGGTATGCGGTACGCCTAATGATCTTACAAACGGTCATTTGTTTAGTCGTGTTGCTTACAGCACGCGATGGGATTATGAAATTGGTGGCAACTGTGCTACGCAATGTCGATCGTGCAACCTTAAACACGAATATGATCCATATCCATACACAGAATGGTACAGAAATAAATTTGGTCAAGATAAATACGATGAACTACATCGCAGATACAGAACGATTAAAAAATATACAAACTTAGATTTAGCAGACCTACTAGAGGAAATAAAATGTCAGAAGATATAGTACGACAAACAATAAACAATAATACTAAGCTAAATTTAAAAAAGCCTAAACAAAAGTATTTACAGTTTGATGCATATGATAAAAATTATATTGTGGAGATAAAAGTACGTAATACATATTATGACAGACAAATAATAGAGTTTAGTAAATATGCTTTTAATAGTAAGTACGCTAAAATTAATGACCAGACATTTGTATATGCAGTTGCAATTAAAGACATAATTTATATCTTTAATATTAGTAAATTAGAAAAAGATTATGAGTTTAAATGGGAATGGCGCAAACTACCAGCTACAACAGAATTTGAAAACAATGATAATATGCTTAAATACGTTGGTTATCTAAATCTTGCAGATGCGGTAACAACAATAAAAATATGAAAATAATTAGTTTAGGATTGGGAATACAAAGTACAGCAATGTACTTAATGAGCAGTTTAGGTCATATTGATCGCGCTGATTATGCTATATTCGCTGATCCAGATGCTGAACTTCCTGATACTTATCGCTTATGGGATTACTTAAAAGACTGGTCAAAGTATAATAATGGAATTCCTTTAATTAAAAAGAAAAAGTCTTTATATGATGACATTATAAAAGGTCAAAATTTATCTGGTAATCGTTGGGCAAGTATTCCTGCTTTTACAGAATCACAAGGTATGGTTCGCAGACAATGTACAGCAGAATACAAGATTAATGTTGTTATACAAGAGGTTAGAAAATTACACGGTTTAAAAAAACATCAACGTATGAAGCCTACAACAATGTATTTGGGTATATCATTAGATGAAATACAAAGAATGAAAGAATCTCGTTTGTATAATATTGATTATGAATATCCACTTATTGAAAATAAAATTACTCGTGGTGATTGTATAAAATTTTTAGAAGAACGATCATTTCATAATATTAAAAAATCCTCTTGCACTTTTTGTCCATTTCATAGCAATAGGCAATGGAAAGAATTAAAACAAAATTATCCAGAAGAATGGGAAAAGGTTGTACAAGTTGACAAAGCAATTAGAGATAAATCGCAAAAAGGATTAAAAGATAAATTATATTTACATCGCAGTTTAAAACCAATAGATGAAGCATATTTACAAGAAGATCAAGAGGAATTGTTTATGTGCGAAGAGGGCTATTGTGGAATCTAATAAAAAGGAGTAAAAATGGAAAAAAAATACCTAAATGAACTAATAATAAAAGAAAAGTCATTTGACAATGGTGGCAGTATATTAAGGGTGTCAATAAAAGTAAATGATCTAATAGAAAAACTAAAAGAGATCGAAAAAGAAACAGGATGGGCTAATATCTGTATTGCGGAAAGACAGACACCTTCTGATAAAGGCGTGACACATTACGCATACGAAGATGAATGGAAGCCAAAAGAAGGCTTTAAGTCGAATACTGATAGCAAGATGCCTTTCTAAAACCTAACCCTTCCACATATCGAGGTATTTATGAGAGCAATATGTCCAAATTGTACATCACAGCATACACGTAAAAAAGGCATACGAAAAGATAGACAGCGATGGCTTTGTAATGTATGTGCTAAACAATTCACAACAGAAATTGAAAATTATAGTATACAATTTCCGAAAATATTATTATTTGATATAGAAACCAGCTTTTATCATTTTGTAGGCTGGGGAACATACAAACAATATATTAATCATCATCAAATTACAAAGCACCAATATATTTTAAGTTGGGCAGCAAAGTGGCTATATGATGAAAATGTACAATCTGACGTAGTAACACCAGAAGAAGCAAAGAATCGTGATGATAAACGTATACTTAAATCAATCTGGAAACTATTAGACGAAGCTGATATTGTTATTGGACACAATGGCGATCGGTTTGATCTTCGAAAACTTAGATGGCGTTTTGTATCACAAGAAATAGAACCACCAACACCATTCAGAATTATTGATACACTTAAAATAGCCAGAAAAGAGTTTTTTGCTCCAAGTTATAAGCAAGACTTTTTGACTAAGTATTTTAAGCTACAAAACAAATTAGAAACAGATTTTCAATTATGGGTTGATTGTGAGGCAGGTGATAAAAAGCGATTAGATGAAATGGTTGACTATAATGAACACGATGTAATTGGTCTTGAGCAAGTATATATTAAATTAAGACCATATATAAGAAATCATCCAAATCTTGCTGTACTTATGGATGAAGATGTATGCACACATTGTGGATCAGATGAACTGATTGAAACAGATAAAGAATACTTTACAAGCGCAAGTAAGTTTCCAATATATAGATGCACATCTTGTAAAACATCACACATACGACACAAAAAGCACTCTAATCAATACAATACAACAATGAGGAGTAGTTAATGTTAGTTAAAGATTTTTTTAATTGGGCAGATAAAATGCATATTAAAGAAATGAGGCTAATGAAAGATAAAGGTAAAGAATATACGGTAAATGATACCGATAAGCTTAAAAATTTTAAGTCAATCGCTGAAAGACTTAAAACTTTTCCAGAATTTATTTTATTAGTATATTTGTTGAAACATATGGATTCAATAAGAAACTACATACTAGATGGAACAGAGGCTTGTGATGAACCGATCGAGGGCAGAATTATAGATGCGCGGAATTATTTACTTTTACTGGGTGCAATGATTAAAGAAAGAAATGAGGATGTTTCTTGAAACATTTAACATTGGGTATAATACCTAGTTTTAAAAAAGTCAGGGTAGGCAAACATCCTCAAAGATTTAAAATATGATTGAAACTATAAAACATTTTCTTGGTATATGTGGTGAACCTCACGGATTATTATATGTATTATTAAGTGTTAGTGGTATAAGCAGTTTAATTGCTTACATAAAATATAAAATGAAATAAATGAATCAAGGCTACAACGAAGAAGCAGCAAGACTTGCGGAAATTGCTGTAAAACGATTAAATGCTGCAAAAATAGTAATAGAATACTTATCTACTAAAGACCAATTTGACAAAGATGAAACACGTTTTGTAAAACAAATAGAGAAGAATTGGTATAGATTGACTGACTTACAAAAAGAGATTGTGTTTATGCACCTAATACAAGGATTTAGCTTTACTGCTATATCTGATTATGCAGGAACATCACCACAAGCAGTATCGCAGGCGTTTCACAGGGCCTGTCAATGGTTTAAATTTAGGTAAATATATATAATGCCTGTTCCACCACAAAAATTAGCTGATAACGCAAGACGTGCTTTAGATATTCGTAAAGAACTACCACCTTCCAGAAGGGCAATGACACCAACTGGATTAGCACGTGCGCGTGATCTTATTAATCGCAAGAATCTTTCATTAGATACTATTATGCGTATGTACTCTTTTTTTAGCAGACATAATAATGAACAAAGTCGCGCGGCAAGGCGTAGAGATAAAACCAGTAAGGCATATCAATCTTGGCTTGGTTGGGGAGGAGATGCTGGCTTTGCGTGGGCAAAAAGAATATTAAAGCGTGAGGATAGAATATGAGTGAAGTACAAGGTAATGCGCTTACCGTTGAACTGGTAGGAATTAAGAATTTAAAGACTACTGGAAACTATAGGCTAGAGTTTGATGTATTAGAAATTGATACAGATAAAGTAAAAGATTTGATAACAAAGCTAAATAGAGCGTTTATGATGGGATTGGTGGAGATTAATGAGTAAATCGGTGGTTAAGCGGAGGTCAGATGGCACATTTGCTGAAAGTGGTAATAAAGCTACACAATTCAAAAAAGGCAATAATGCTAACCCAAATGGCAGACGTGGAGCGTTAAAAGATATTATTGATAGTATAGGCGATGAAGTAGATGATCAAGGCAAGACAACGCGTGAAGATGTAATGCGTAAAGTATGGATGATGGCAAAACGTGGTGATATGCGTGCGATTACTTTTATTGCTGACAGAACAGAAGGTAAGGCAAGAGAATACATTGAGCAAAAGATTGTGCAGGATGAGCTAATAGTTGAGTGATATTCAAGATAAAAAAAGACAAGATGCTACCGCATCAGCAGCAATTCTGGGATACGCACAATCGGATCGTACTTCTGATTGGTGGCTACGGAAGCGGAAAAACCTATATTGGCGCGCTGAAGTCGATACAGATGTCGTATATAAACAGACCAATACCGCTAATGTATGTGTCACCTTCGCACCAATTAGCTACCAAGACGATTATTATAACACTAAAAGAGATATGTAACAGAGCTAATCTTGACTATACATACAATCAGCAGCGAGCAGAATTTAAGATACATAATTGGGATGGTACGATATGGTTCGGTTCTGGTGATAAGCCAGATTCTTTACGTGGCCCTAATATTGGTGCAGCGATTATTGATGAACCATTTATACAAAAGCGTGAAGTATTTGAGCAGATGATTGCACGCGTAAGACATCCAGAAGCAACCAAGTCACAGATATTTTTAACAGGTACTCCAGAACAGCTTAATTGGGGATTTAATTTAGCTCACAATAAAGAAATGGATATAAGTGTAATACAAGCAAGTACGCTTGATAATCCACACTTACCAGATGACTACAAAGAAACGCTGTTAAAGTCTTACAGTAAAGAGCAGATTGATGCGTATGTACACGGTAAGTTTGTTAATTTAACACAAGGCAGAGTGTATCACGAATTTAATAGAGATAAACATATACAAACACGTGACGATTTACAGAGTTGGGAGATTGGTTGCGGTGTTGATTTTAATGTAGATCAGTTATCTGCGTGTATTTTTAGACACACAAAAGACCAAATACACGTTGAAAAAGAGGTAAGATTAAAGAACGCTGGTACATACGATTTAGTAGAGCATTTGAAAAAGATTTATCCAGCGATTAAGGTGTATCCAGATGCAAGTGGTAGTGCGAGAAAAACATCAGCAGCACATACTGACCACGATATTATGAAGATGGCTGGCTTTCAAGTGTTATCACCAAGAGCCAATCCACCTGTAAAGGATAGAGTAAATACCGTAAATCGTTTATTACGTGAGGGTAGACTTACTGTCGATAGTAGCTGTAAATATACAATTATGGATTTAGAACAAAATGTATGGAGAAATCAACAGATTGATACACGCGATCCAGAACACGGTCATATGAGTGATGCGCTTGGTTATGGTTGCAACTGGTTAATGCCTATAGTACCAAAGACTGTCGGATATAGCAGATGGTAAATTTTATATTAGGAGCATCACTTTTTTTAAACATTTTATTAGTTGGATTTATTTTTTTTGCAATTCGTTTAAGAAATAAAGTTGATGACAATTTACAGGAACAAAATATGTATATACTAAACAAGATTTTTAAGCATAAAGAGGCGCAAGCGTGATAATACCAAATCTAGCACACGATACCGTAATGAGGTCAGTAAAGAAGGTTATTGGTCATTCAGATGACAAAGTAACTCAAAGACGTATGAAGATGATTGATTTTTACGAAGGTGAGTATGATGAATATATTACACCATTCTTTGAAGGCGGTGTAAAACTTCCTCCTGCATTACCTAATTTTACGCATCGTATGGTATCTGCACGTTCACTTGTTTATAAAGACAGACCTGTTAGACTTAATGAGCGTTATACTGAATACCTACCAAAAGATATAGATTCTAAAATGAGCCAGATGGAGAAGATGACTTTTCTAACTGGCAATATGTGTATGTCATCTAATTTCGATGGCGAAAAACTACAATATGATATTATTCCGTACTTCTTCCCAATGTTTCTAGAAGGAAGTACAAAAGAGGCGGCAGTCTTTTATCCCATAGCTAATATGAATGATAAGACAAAACGTATGTATGAATTTTGGTCACGTACTACCGATGATCATATTGGAATGCATATGAAGTTTGATGAAAAAGGAAAGATACACTTCCACGAAGATAACGTGTTTGATATCTTACCTTTTACATTCGCTAAACGTAATCAAGAGCTTGTAGATGAATACTGGCAAGCTGGTGCGCTCGATATTGTTAGCGCGCAGGAACACGTTGCGATTCTTTATACAGAAGCTATGATTGCCGCAAGAATTGATGCGCTTGGTATTAAGTACGTTACAGGCGTAATGCAAGATACTCCAATTAGAGCTGGTGTCGAGGAAATTATTATGCTCCCTGATGGAAGTACAATGAACAAACTTCCTGCTGGTGACTTAAATAAAATCGTGGAACTGATTAAGTTCATAATACAAGACACAGCTTCTAATAATCACCTTGTTGCGCGTTGGGCAGATTCACAGGCTAATAGTGGCGTACAGGTTAAGATGGAGAATCTTGAGAATTACGAAGCACGTGCAGCATCTGTGGAAGATACGTGGCGACCATTTGAACATAATAGATTCAAAGTAGATCAAGCTATTCTTGCTGCAAACAATATTAATGTTGATGATGATTATCACGTTGATTTTATAGAGCCAGAAACAGTACACGATCCACAAGAGCAACGCAATCAGTATGACTGGGAGCTTGCAAACGGTCTAACAACCAAGCGTAGAATATTACAGGAAATCAATCCAGACCTTGATGAAGATTCTATACAAGAACTATTAGGTGAGATTGAAGAAGAAACACCAACAGTAGAACCAACACAACCACAATCAATATTGGATATAATTGGTGGCTAAATTCGTAGATAATTATTTTGACAACTTAGAGCAGATACAAAAACAACTGCTCGACAAGGTAAGCAAGATACTTCCTCGCCTTGAACAGTTAAGCACAGAACAGAAGTTACAAGCAATTCGCTCACTTAACTTTATGGATGAAATGAAGTCTTTAGGTTTATCTAATGCGATTGACACTCTTTATAATGACTTTAATAAAGAGATTACATCTGCGCTCCAAACTGCAACAGATTTAGGTGCATCTGTCAGTACAGTAAATTTACAAGCTATTGAAACAATGCGACTTCTTGAAGTAGATTCCTTAGTAAAAGGTTACGAGCAATATGCCTCAGACCTTAAAAAAGAGCTTATGAGGGCTGTAATAACAGGTGAACCAGCCAAAGACCTTGCTACAAGATTAAAGGCTGAATATGGCGCAGAAAAAATGCTAACAGGTAAACAAAAAAGAGTAGTAGTTGGTGATGCATTTGCAAGACTATCTAACGCGACTACTGCTGAAGCGTTTGCAAATCTTCCAGAGCAAAAGTTTACGTATGTTGGGCCACAAGATGAAGTAACACGCGACATCTGCAAACAGGTATTGCGATCTGCAAAGAATGATACAGGATATACAGCAAATGAGATTAATTCATTAGGATCAGTTGATTTTGCTACACGTGGCGGATGGAATTGCAGACACGATTGGATTCCAGTATGAGAATGTCAGACGTAATCAAATTAAATCCTGTAATCTGGAAACAAACTGGAGAATTTGCTCTTGGTCGCATACGTGAAGATTCAAACAAGGGTAAACCACAATCTGGAAGCAAAAGAAGTTATAAAACAGCATCGCAAGGCTATTCATACAAAGATTATAAAAAGAATGGTATGCGTAAGTTTGGTATTGGGCCAGATAAAGTAGGAGCAGGGGAACGACTTAAAGGCTTTGAAGGTATTTCAACAAACAGAGAAATTGGCAAAGTCAATGCAAGGCTTACTGGTGAAACATTAAGAAGAATTACAGTAAAATCTACAAAGAATTTTGCAGAGCTAAACTATCAACGCGGTTCTGTTGTTATGGGATTACAAGACCAAAGCTATAATATACAAGATTTAAGTGATAAGAATATATCACGAGTCACAAAGAAGATTTCCGACTTCATCGGAAAGAATATCACAAAATACACACAAAAAGACACGGTGATAAAAGTTGGTAAACGATAACTCAAACAAGAGGTTAAAATGAGTGACGAACAAGTCGAAGTCCAAGACGTTAAAGTGGACACCGCTAATACTGCAAGCGAAGAAAAGCAGTCCGTTGAAGCAGTACCTTATGCACGGTTCAAGGAACTGGTCGATGAAAGAAACACGTTCAAAAGTGAGTTAAGCAGTCTAAAAAATCAGATTGATGAACAAACCAAAGAGCGTAAACAAAAGGATTTAGAAGCGCGTGGTGAATACGACAAAGTGATTACTGATATGCAGAATGACCTTAGTAAGTATAAAACCAAAGCAGAGGCTTTTGATTCTTATCAGACAAACCGCCGCGAAGCGTTACTATCGCAGTTGTCTGAAGATGACCGTGACATCTATGCGGATATGAATTTGGAAAAACTCGAAGCTCACGTCAGCAAAGTCGCACAGCGACCTGCCGCAGTCGCAAAGACAGCAAAGGCTGGAAGCGCGGATTTTGGCGGATACAATAGTATGTCGGAATTTGCGTTGAATGATCCTAAAGGCTACAAGAAGATGCGAACTGCTGACCAGAAAAAAAGCGTATGGAATACAATCTTTGATAACTGACGGTAAAAAAGATACGATCGCTGGTATTGATGTCGATCCTAAAAACGATTGTAAAGTAACTACTGACGAAGCAGGCAATATGGATGTTAAAATCTATGATAAGCCAGCAAGTCGGTTAGATATGGTTGATTTTATGGAAGAACGATATGACAAATACACTCGCGGTAAATCTTTAGATGCAAAGACGTATTTTACAGGCGTTGATTTCGATGAGAACGGTAAAATAATAAGGAAATAAAATGGCAATAACTAAACAATCAACCATTCAAGCTGGTGAATTAATACTTGCTGATGCGATTATCGCATTTCAAGAAGCTGGCGTAATGGTTCCATTGGTAACGACTGCAACAGCTCCACAAGGTTCTGGAACAGTATCGTTTCCATTCTATACTGATCCAGCATCATCAAACGTAGGTAGTGGTACAGACGGTTCTGATTATACTTCTACAACAACAAGAACAATCAGTAAAGCACAAGCTGCTATCGCTGAATATGTAGTACGTTCTGATGTTTCTGACTTAGCTGTACAATCTTCACCACAGAATCTAACTGCTGATGTGGGAACAATGATTGGACACGAACTAGCAATGAAAGCTGATGACCTTCTTGTATCTTTATTTACAGGATTTTCACAGACAGTTGCTGGTGCTGGAACTGCAATGGCATTAAGTCACGTATTTGATGCTGCAAGACAACTACACGCTGCTGGCGCACCTGCTCCCTACAATTTGGTACTTTCACCAAAACAGGTTTGGGGTGCTAAAGGTCTGCTTCAGTTGTTGATTAATACTAATAGTGGTTCGCAAATGGCTGACAATCCAACTTCTGCTGAAGGCTTAGTTAATGGGTTTGTCGGGCGTGTCGCAGGCACAGACGTATACTGGTCACAGGAAATCGATGAGAATATCGGTGCTGGAGGGGATGCTGCTGGTGGTATGTTCTCAAAAGGCGCAATGGGTATGGGATTTGGTGCTAATGGCCCAATCAATATCGAAGAACAGCGCGATGCATCTGCAAGAGCTACCGAGTATGTCGGTGTGCTTAATGGTGCAGCAGTAGAGATTAAAGATACCTTTGGTGTTTACATTCTCACAGACGTTAGCTAATAGCTGACTGTTACTAATAGGCAAACGGGCGGTTTATTCCGCCCTAAAGCCTTAATTTGGAGTAATTATGTATTTTAAAAAAGATTCTGGCGTAGTATTTGAGTACGATGAAAACAAACACGATATTAAATCACTAAAAGAACGCTTTGTTGAATGTGATAAAGATGGAAACGAAGTAAAGAAAGATAAAAAGAAGTCAAAAAAATAGATGGCAAATTATAATTCAAGTCATACTGGTGCAGAGATTGATTCTGCGATTGGCAGAGTCAAAGATACCGCAGTAACCGCAGGTACGATTTCTGCGAATTTGGGAGTTGTCGTAGATGCGAACAAGGATATATCTGGATTTCGCAACGTAACACTTACAGGACAGCTACAAGCTGCAACAATAAATCTCACAGGTGACACCACGATTGGTGATGGCGATACCGATAACATCACGATTAACGCTGATGTGAACTCCAACATCATACCCAACACAGACAATACCTTCGACCTCGGTTCTGCCAGTAAACAATGGAAAGACCTGTACGTCAATGGCATCGGATACAT